ATAAAATTGTATAATATATAATGGCAGGATTTCAAACAAAAACTTTCTCAAAACACGATGACTATATGACACCTAAAAATGCATGGGAATCCATTATTGACTATCTTCCAAAAGATAAAATGATATGGGAACCTTTTTATGGTGATGGTACAAGTGGTCAATACTTACGAGAACTTGGTCTTAATGTTTTTCACGAAGACAAGGATTTTTTTACTTATGATATTCCTGAATCTATATGTGTATCAAATCCTCCGTTTACAATGACAGAAAAAGTATTACAAAGACTTAAGGAATTAGACAGACCGTTTATACTAATATTACCCAGTTCAAAAATAAATACCCAATACTTTAGAAGGTTATTTGCTGATGAAGAAAATCCGATTAAGATTATTATACCACGTAAAAGAATCCAATTCTTAAAAATGGTTGATGGTGTTGTTGATATTAATCAGAAACGATGCTGCAACTTTGACTGTTTCTATTATTGTTGGAAAATCGATTTACCTCGTGATATTATTTGGTTGTCCAATTGACAATTTTAGCAATTACAAATATATTATAGCAATTAAAATATAATGATATAATATATTAGAATGTCAAGAAGAAACGCTACTGATCATACCAAAAACGGATTGATTTCAAAGAGTAAAATAAGTAATGTCCCTGTTAATCCTGACAATATCTACTTGGATGTTATTATTACCAATGTTTTAGGAAACCGAACCCCTGCTGTCCCTATAGAATATACTGAAAATAGAACTAATGCTATAGTTGATAATGCTGGAAATTACTGTCTATCTGTTGTTCGCTTTTCTCTTGAGAGTCAAACTTTACCAGTATTTATTCCAACTATACAACCCAATCAGGGTAATACCAATCTTACCATCTATAGTGTCACATTAAAAATCACTCCTCCTGCCCCAAACACTACTACATTCGTCTCTCAACAACCTATTATATGGGAACCGCAAAATCTAAATGCAATTGTTCCACCACCCCCTAATGCAACAGGAACTGGATTTCAAGCAACATTTAATGACTACTATTACGGTTATAATTTTGACTGGTTCGCTCTTCTTATTCAGAAAGCATTATACAATGCACAGACTGATTTAGAAACACAGATTACTGCTGCTGGTGTTGCACCAAATCCATTAACTGGTATTATTCCACCTACTATATCGTTTGACCCAACTACTCTCTCATTTGTTTTAACTGCAAACCAATCTGTCTATTCCAATAATGTTGTCAATAGTGTAATCACTCCGAATCCTGCAGCATGTGAAATGTATTTCAATACCTCTCTTTATGATTTACTTTCTACTTTCCCTTCTCAAAATTATGGAACATCATCTAATATTACGGATGGGGCAAACTTTAGGATAACTTTCTTGGATTTTGGTGGAACTTCTCTCATTAATGTACCAACTATTGGAACTCCTCAACAAGTATGTATTCAAGTCTTTCAAGAGTTTAGCACAATTAATAATATCACTCCTGTTGGTGGTATTGTATTTACATCAAGTCAGTTACCTATTGTTCCTAATCAACTATCTTCACCACAGATTTTATCGGAAGGTCAAAATATTCAAGCACTTTCTGGAAATAATTCAAATTTCGGATTAATCTTAACTGATTTAGAAAGTGGTGATTTAGTATATAAACCTACGTTACAATATACACCCACTGCTGAATACCGAAGAATATCTCTCCAATCCACCCAACCAATTAGCAATATTCAGATTTCATGTTTTTGGAGAACAAAACTCGGTCAATTAGTTCCACTTACTTTAGCATCTGGGGCATCTTGTACAATAAAATTACTTTTCACAAAAGTGAAGGCAATTTATGGAGATGCATATCCAGATGCTGATGTTGATTAATTATTTAGACATCTTTAGAATTTTTTATTAAAATGTATTATTCCCTGAAAAAATAATATATTCTTATTGTATATACAGAATGACAGACTTTAAAACATGCCTAATCCGTGATGCAAAACTTGCTCAAATTACTGACCAACAGGTTTATGGAGTATATCAAGGTGCTTCCAATAACACATTTCAACGTTTCTCAAGTGTTTCGTCAAGTGCTTCTTCTCTTGTCTTCAACGTACAATTACCAAGCGAAAGTGTCGTTGTCAACAGAGAAGTTCTTTTAGAAGCACAGAACATGAAATTTTTCGTCAAAATTGAGAATGTTCCTGTTAATGCAAGTGCATTTAATTATGGACTTACTGATTCTCTTGCTCCATTCCCTTTGAGTATGTCATTTAATACTATTTCATCCCAAATTAACAACACCAACGTTTCTCTCAATCTTCAAGATATTCTTCCACAGTTGTTGAGAATGAATGACTCTCGTGAATTGTACAAGTACAATAGTTACGCCCCCACGCTCCCTGACCAAGCATACTTTAACTACTCTGATGGTGTTCTTAACAATAACAACCCACTTGCTGGATATGGTAACCAATCTTATGATTTAGACCAGAATCCTCGTGGTGCTTTCCCTGCTACTATTACACTCACCCAATACACTGCTGGTGGTGTTGTCGTTTCCAATTCACCTATTTCAACTAATGCTACTAACTTTTTTATTGCTCAATTTAATTTCACAACCACTGAACCTTTGTTTCTCTCACCTTACATCTTTAGTAATCCTGAATACAATGTTGGAGGTATGTGCGGTATCAATACTATTAACTTGGTATGTAATATTGACACTACATTCAAGCGTGTTTATAGAACTGCTGGTTCATACACATACTCTGTATCAACTGGAACATACGGTGGTGATTCCAATCCTTTCGGTACTACAAGTTTGTTGATGAATTTCCTATCAACCCAATCTACTGACCTTATCCCAAGCAGACAAGTTTTACCATATAGCGACTATCCACGCTACTTGAGCAGCAACTCTTCATCTCCACTTGCTTCTGGTGCAACTGCTACTCTTACAAGTCCTAATTTACAGTTGAATCAACTTCCTGATAAATTCATTATTTGTGTAAGAAAGGCAATGACACAGCAAACTCCACAAGATTCGGATTCTTTCTTCCCTATTACTGGAATCAGTGTAAATCTGAACAACCAATCAGGTTTGTTGTCGTCTGCTTCTGCCCAGCAACTGTGGAAATTATCTACGGAAGCAGGAAGTTCTCAATCTTGGAACGAGTGGAATGGACAGCAATCTGTGGTTAATGCTAATACTGGTGTCGGTTCTGCTGTCAAGACCACTGGTAGTATGTTGGTTTTATCTCCAGCAATGGCACTATCTTTACCAGCAATGCTTTCAAGTGGTTCGATTGGACAATTTCAATTTAATATCCAAATTACATGCACAAATCCTTTTCCTTCAACTCTTGTTCCTGAAATTTGTATTGTTTGTATGAACACTGGAATTATGGTAAATGCTGCAGGAAGTAGTGCAATATACACTGGAATTCTCACCAAAGAAATGGTGGTATCTACTGCTACTGAAGATGAAGTTCCTGAATTGGAAGTTCCTGAATACACAAGAATGGTGGGCGGTAAAATGGGTAACTTTGGTGCGTTGAAAAAGATGATTATGGGTAAAGTTGGTAAAATGAGACGTGCAAGGGGTGGAATCGGTTCTCAATCTGGTGGAATCGGTTCTCACTCTGGTGGTGTCCGAAGATACACATAATTCTACTAATTTAATCATTTAACAATTCATTAATTTAAAAACGCATATTTAGTAATTTATTAAATATGCGTGTTCTATACATGTTACAGTTCTAATTTCAGAACCGTCTTTTTTGGCGGTTTTGACCCTTTTTCACCTTTATATGACATTTTCTTTTCTTTTTTTCGTGTAAAGGGGAAAATAGGGTCAAACCGCCTTTTTTTACGGTTTGAGATTCTACAGTAAAAAATATTTTAGAAAAAACACGCCGCAATATTATATATACTTATAATATAGATAATGTTGCACAATTATAACAACAATTTTGAATCACGTGAAAATAGGTCAATTGTTTTACGTTTAGCAGAATTAGATGACTGTCAAAGGGGATTTCCAAGCAAATATATTGAGGATATCCCCCAACCATACACTTGGAACAATACATGTAGAATCTTTGGACAAATCGGATTAGGACAAGGTAACCCAAGAAGGGATGCATATGCTGCTGGTGTAGAAGGAATGCGTGGTGCTGCTGCTTTGAGGTCTCCACAAATAAAAGGATTTCCTGATACACCCCTTTCTATTGCAATGAAAGCACCACGTAGTGCTATTAATAACGACCCTGATATGAGAATGGTGTCAAAAGCAGAACAACATCTTACTGGTGGTGCTTTGCTTACTGCTCCAATACCATTAGCACATGCATTAAAATACGTACAAGAAGAAAAAGAACGTGGTGCTGGACAAAATACTTTTATGGTCGGTAAAAAAGGAGAAAATCCAAGACCACGATCAAAACGTGCTGGTCTATCTGGTGGTGCTGTTGCATTTAATCCTGTAACTAAAGAATATAAGACTGTTAATAATATTGTAAAACCAAAATTTACGCAAAAACAACTTAAAGAGTCGGTTAATTCACGCAAACCGATTGGTTCTAATCCTGCTACTTGGACACCCCTTTATTTATCACAAGCATCAGATTCACAAGGAGGTGTTCCTAATGTTGCTGATTCTCAAGGTGGTGCTTTAGGAAAAAATGTAAAAACCAAAGTTAAAAAAGTTAAAGAAAAAGTCAGTGCTGCTAAAAGTAAAATTGATAAAATAAAAGGAAAGTTTAGTATTTTAAATAAAGTTCTATAATTAATTATTACATTTCCTTGAATTTATTTTGTATATGTAATATATATACACAATGCCAAGACGAGGTTCAAATTACGATTACGATGGTTTAAGCAATCATCCACATTCTCAATCTTTTAATAGTGGTTTTCAAAGTGCATCTTCAGAAGGACGTTATCTACAATCTGGTTCTAACCCATATACTGATTATTTGCACCCTGAATTAAGTATGCAAAATCCTGTAGGTGGTATGAGGGGACATACCATGTTTGGTGTTCATGATAATGTTAGAACAGTTGGTGGAAAATTTTCATTCAAAAAAGCAGCAAAATCAGTGGGTAAAACTGTCGGAAAAACTGCAACCGATGTAGGCAAAGCAGTCGCTACACAAGCAGCAACTGATGCTATTATTGGTGCGTTAACTAACCCTGCCGTTGATGAGGCATTACTTGAAGGTGCTGAAGTCGGTGCAATGGCATTAGGCAGACGAAGGGGAAGACCACCTCTTGGTTCTAATCCTGCTACTTATACACCAAAATATTTATCACAAGCAGGTGGTAAAATTCATATGAAAAAGGTGGGTAGAACTCTTGGTAAAGCAGTAAAATCCGTAGGTAAAGCAGCAGCACCTATCGTTACAAAGGCAGCACAAAAACAACTGGAGAAAGGTATGGAAAGTATGATTGAAAATATGATGGCGGAAGAAGCAGCAGCAGCAGGATTAGGTGAATTTACTGGTGGAAAAAGAAGAAGTTTCTCAAAAGCATTAAAATCTGTTGTTAAACATCCGATAACCAAAAAAATTGCTTCAGAAGTTTATGATGTTGCAATGCCTATTATCAAAGAACAAGGTAAAGCAATGGTAAAAGAAGGTATGAATGCACTGATTTCATCACTTTCCGAAGGTGAAGCAGTTGGTGGAAAAAAACGTCATATTGGTAAAACTTTAGGTAGAATCGGAAAAAGCGTAGCAAAGGTTGCTGCTCCTATCGCTGTTGGGGCGTTGACTACTGCTACAGGAAACCCTGAACTTGCTCCTGTAACAACTGCCGCAACTGCCGCAGCAATGAAAGGATTAGGTGCTGGTGGTTACTATCATCGTGGTGATTTATTGAGAAGGAGTATTGATGATATGGAATTGCTCGGTGATGTAGTTAAGAAACAAGCAAAAGAACTTAAAGCAAAACGTGGTGGGGAAATGAGTGGAGGACGTGCAAGAAGGGCAGCAATTGTCAAAAGAGTTATGGCGGAACGTGGGGTCACATTACCTCACGCTTCAAAGATAGTAAAAGAAGAAGGACTTTATTAAATATTTAGTAATATAATTATATCTCATTATAATATATAATTATGTTGCCTTTCTATCAACGATCCGAACTTGAATATGATAATCGTATTAAAGCAAGACTAAACAAAGCATTACGAACCAAATATACCAATGAGGCACTGATTCGCTTTGAATCTGATGATGCTGAAGCAGAAGAATTGTACATGCAATTACAAAAAATATTGTATCTTATGTATGCTCTACTTCAAGAGTCTCATTCTTATTTATTTTCTATTGGTGTTGGTTCTCTTGACGCTAATCATGTCACAACTGCTCCATTACCTGCTCCAAGACCAAGTTATCAACCCACCATTCCTCAATTGATGGGACAAGAAGACCTTACTGCCGTTCCTACTCCACCAAGACGAGGCAGACCTGCGACTGTAACATCTCAACACTTGGAGACTGCTCTTGCAGAAAATAGAAGGGCAACTGTCAGGGCAGTTAGTGGTGTATCCAATTTTAGGGGTGTAATGGGACAAATTCTGAAACTTGGAAACAACTTCCAAAATATCATTAAGAAAATTGCACCAAGATTTAACTATTTGAGTCAAGAACAAGTAGATGACCTTGCAGATTTATGCGAAAAAGTATTTGATACTTGGGACAAAACCATTCAGTATGCATTACCTGAACTTTCTAATGCTGTACAAGTTGGAACACCTGATTCTGAAATTGATGGAACACGTGAACTTATACGTGCTGTTCGTGATGAAGTATTTGAAAAAGGAATACCTACTATTCTACAGTTGATCAGTAGTTATAACCCTATTGTTGCTCCAGCATCTCAACCTACTATTAATACCAATGCACGAGGTGATGGTTATACTCTTGATTCTGGAAATTATCTGGGTACATACGTATAATACTTGGATTTATCATATTATATAATACTTGGATTTATCATATTATATAATACTCTGAAATCAAGAACCGCTTTTTTTGGCGGTTTTGACCCTTTTTCACCTTTATATGGCATTTTCTTTTCTTTTTTTCGTGTAAAGGGGAAAATAGGTCAAAACCGCCAAAAAAGACGGTTCTTGTTGTTAACGCTCCGCTCCAAGTATTATATAATATGATAAATCTGGGGGAACTACCTCCAATAAAATAATATATTATTATATAGCAAAATGGCGACTCCAACAAATACAAAACTTTACGAAAAAGTCAAAAAAATGGCAGATGCAAAATACAAAAAACCAAGTGCTTATAAATCTGGGTGGATTGTGAAAACCTACAAGGACATGGGTGGAAAATACAAAGGCGAAAAACCGAAAAATACTGGTTTAGATCGTTGGTACAAAGAAAAGTGGTCTGATTATGCAAATTTAGAATATCCTGTTTACCGTCCTACAAAAAGAATAACAAAAGATACACCCTTAACACCGCAAGAAATCAGTCCTGCAAATCTTATCAAACAAGCAATAAAAAAACAATCTATTAAAGGTCAATCAAATCTTCCACCGTTTATTAAAGACTTATTGTAAAATATATTTTAGCAGTATATTATATAATAATATGGCGGATAAACGAAATGTTTATAATAGACAAGAAGAAAAGGTTTTTAATCTACTAACCATTACTGGACGATACAAAATTATTGGGTCACAAACATTACCTCATTTGAAGTATAAATCGGATTTTGATTTACAAGAATATTTTAAAACACCAACTGTGGGCAAGTATCCACAACAAATACTAAAATTATTTCAAGATAAATTTCAACGTGCATCAAAAGACCCTAATATTTTTATTACTGATTTTAAATGTGGCGAAGACGATAAAGGAGAACCATTAAGATGGACTAAACAAACTATTAAAAAAGGGTCACAAGTTGTTGACGGAAAAACATATTATTTTACTGATGTTATACTACAGAAATCCACAATAAAAATGGATATTATTGCATTCATAAATGGGGTTGCTACTGAATTTACTGAAAACTATTATTTCCAATTAAATGGATTCCAAAATTTTGAAGGCGAACCCATACAAGAAATAAAATCGGATATTTTAAAAGATGGTAGGGAATACTTAAAAGAAGGTAATGTTTTTAAAGCATTAAAACGTGTAAATGCATCACTATTATTATTGGATAAAAAACCAAATGTTCAAAAACTTTTAGAGAACTTTTTTAATTCACATACAGGTTACCTTAATGGAATAAAAAATGATATTGATACATTAAAAACGCTTACTGAAAATAAATTTAAAAAAGTCCCACGTGACAAAATTATTGATAATATTTCTATTATTCAGAAAGAATTAGAAAAGTGCAAGGAAAAGCAATTGAGGGAAACCGCAATTGAAGAATTACAATCAATTAAGAAAATTTCTATAAAACAAATGCCTAACAGATTAGATGAAATACGTGAATATCTACAACAACAAATTAATAGAGAATCGGATGCATTTGTACAAAAACATGCATTTTTAAAATCATTATTTTGATTTTTTTACAAAACGCAAAAACACCGAAATTATTATCTTTAGTAATACTATATTATAATGAATTTGGAATTAGAAGGATCACCAGTTGCACTTATTGTTGAAGACGGCAAAAAAAAGAACTCTGTTATCAGTGTTGATAATGATATTAGCAAGGTAAATCATCACTTTAATGAATTCAAATGCAAACCTAACCAACATATTCAGCAATTACCTGATGTCAGTAAAGAAAGAACCATCATTTATGTTACTGGTATGTCAGGGAGTGGTAAATCATATTATGTTAAAAACTTTGCTGACCAGTACAGAAAATTGTTTCCAAAGAGAGAAATATTCCTTTTTAGTGCATTGGATGAAGATAAAGGCAGTATTGACAAAGTAAAAGACATTAAACGAGTGAAAATACATCAAGATGGTTTTATGGGTGAAAGCATTAATTGTTCGGACTTTAAGGATTCACTCTGTATTTTTGATGATTGTGAAGCAATTCCTGACAGAAAATTACGAAAAAAAGTATGGGAAATACAAAACGGTATTTTAACTACTGGACGACATCATAATGTTTCTTGTGCTGTTTGTACACATACTGCTACCAATGGTAATGAAACTAAACTAATATTGAATGAAGCACATGGTGTGGTTATTTTCCCTAATGGTTTAGGTGGTCGTTCTCTCAAATATTTATTAGAAGGATATTTCGGATTAGATAAAGACCAAATAAAGAAAATTAAAAATCATCGTGATTCAAGATGGGTCACTGTTCTAAAGACGTATCCAATGTGTGTATTAACTGAAAAAGAATGTTACGTCTTGAATAGGCACGATTAACATTATATTTTCTCTCAACGTAAAATATAATGAATGAAGTATTAGCAAAAAATATTTACAATTATTCTGAAGATGAAATTAAAAAAGACTTGGAAATGCTTTTTACATGTAAAGCATTAACACCTTTATCTAAACGTGGATTAAAATTTATTAATTTTTTTACTGCTGGAGAAAGATTGCATACAAGAACTAAACGGTCAAAACATCTTAATTTTTTTGAATGGTACGACAGAAGACGTGAATGGATTCAAAGAAATTATGTAAAAAGAATGGACGAACATTATGGTGGATTATCTCTCAATGATGACCGTGATGTTAAAAAATGGTTTCGTATTTTTGCATTATATTTTGGTGGAACTGTTGGTATATTTCGTCCATCTATTACAAAAAATACTATTACTGAATTTGGTGGGAAACATATTTTGGATTTCACAATGGGTTGGGGCGGTCGTTTATTAGGTGCGTGTGCTGCTGGTGTTGAAACTTATACTGGTATCGATTCCAATACTAATTTAATTGAACCTTATAAAAAAATGGTGGATATTATATATCAGAACCAGTCCAATAAAACGGTTATTAATTTAATTTTTGATGATTGTTTGAATGTCCAATACCAGAATTTGCATTATGATATGGTTTTTACTTCACCACCGTATTATGATATTGAACTTTATAGTAATCAAAACCACGTATCAGATAAAAAATATTATGACGAACATTTTTATAAACCAATAATTGAAAAAACGTATAAATATTTGATTCAAGGAGGACACTATTGTATTAATATTAATAAGATAGTATATGAAAAAGTTTTGAAAGAAATTCTTGGAGAACCTTTTCTCTCAATTCCATTAAATATTTATGGAAGAAATATAAATAATAGACAACCTGAATATACTGAATTCATTTATGTTTGGAAGAAAATGTAAAAATTAAGGGATTCTATAATGCACATCAGGTGATGACGAAAAATACGAACCACCACGTTTATGCATCATACTACTCATTCTTCCTCTTCCAATTAATGTATCTTCGTCTAATCTTTTTAATGTATCTGTTTTATGTTCTGCTAATGGATTGAATGTAATACTTTCTATTGTTTGTTCTTCCTTACCACCTTGATGTGGTCTCAATATACTAACAGGATCATACGCAGTTCTTACATCATATTGTTTATCCGAAACTTTCTTCCCTTTTATTAGGTCTTTTGGTGTCACAGGTTTATTAAGTGTTAACACTTCGTGTGAATCTTGTCCAACACGTTCTGCGATAGCAGACCCCAACGAATGAGCAATAGTTGTTACAATATTTTTACCATACTTTTGTTCTGCTTCTTTCTGAACTTTTTCACCGTGTTTAAATCTTTTACTTTTTTTATCACCAAATAACATTCTTGCGTCTGTTATCCAATCATGCATTCCTGCTGTACCACGATGTACAACAACTGCCTGACCTGTTTTTGGATTGTAATATACCTGTGCTCTCTGACCTGATAATTGTCTATCTATTTTAAAATCTCCAACATCGTGTATTTTTTTATCATAAGATGCGGCAAGTAAATCACTCATATCGTGAGCAGCAAGTTTTCCACCTCTTTTTCCTGCAGAAGGATTATCAAAATCAGATAGTCTATCTTGTTCGTATGAAGATACTGAATTATCTGAATTATCTGAAGCACGAAGAACCCAATCAGGAACCTCATCATCCAACTCTGAATCAAAATCTGAATCCCACTCATCTAATTGAGTGTTTTCTGCTACTCTTGGTGATGGATTATTGACTTCTGCTGCTTCCAATAAAACTCTTCTCCTTTCGCTTGGAGATAATCGGTTCGCTTCCGCATCATAAACGTCAAAGTCTTCTTCTCTTGGTATTAGGTCTGCTTGAGTCGTTCCACTTGTCGCAATATCAAACATCATATCTTGTATGACTTGTTCATCTGGTATTTTCTGCAATTCACCTGAACCAAAATGTGTATGATATATCATACTCCTTAATCTGTCAAGACCTCCATTTTGAAGAAATGTTGGATAATCAACCCCA